TACAGCATGACCTGTGATGTGTCGTGAGTTCATTGTAGTAGACTTACCAGCCTTATACAACTCACGTTGACGGTTGATGTTACGGATACCTTCGATGACTGTGAAGTCAACTCCAGTGATTTTAATCGCAAGTTTAACTACCTCAACCAGATCAGGGTGTACACCTGACAGGCTCTGCATACTGCGTGTTCCTAGTTTATATGTCATGGGTATTTCTCCTTATGTTATCTTAATTCAGTGAAGGTAGCAAAGGCGAGTGTGAAGGAAGGGTCGCCCCCGTCAGAACCTGTCCATCTAAAGTAATGGTCGTCAGGAACAATTACGGCTGTTGAGCTATTGGTGCCAGTAGAATTAGCAATAGCCAGCTCTAGCCAAGTAGAGTTGTCTTCTGACACCTCAAAAGTAGCACTTCCAATGTAAGTTGTATCACTCCCGCCACCTGAGAAACTGCGGGAAGTTGTCCGTAAAGCACAATTTACCTGAATGACCCGTCCAGTAGTATTACGGTAAGCCGTACCCCTATTCCTAGTGTAGACAGCCCAAGTCTGCCCTACTCCAACAGGGGAAGCCCCAGCAGTGACCAAGGCGTCTATGGCAGATTTAATCTTAGCTGGTGACACAAGGCTTTCTGTAGTTGCTGTGCCAGCCTCCCAAGTTGAGGTTGCCTGATCCCCCAGTAATCCCGTTTGTACGCCAGAGGTATTAACTACCTTCGTGTCGTCAAGCAAGCCCAAGGTATCACTGCCCTGATCCAAATACCCAATATTAACCCAAGCATCGTCAGCCTCAGTTCTCATCTTTAGGATGTTGTCTGAAGTGTCATAGTAAAACATGTTAGCATAGGTTGTAGCAGGGTCTGAGGAACCACTGCTGTTACTAGCTAACGCTTGAAGGGCAGAGGTTAAGTCTGCGCGAGTTGCAGGGAAGGATGCGTTAGCGATTACAAAGTCATTCTGTGACATTAGTTATACTCCACGTATGCGGTTAGTTCTGTGATGCTGGGGGATATGTTATCTGCTGTTGACACCAGCTTTACTTTGAACCTATAAGCCCGCGCACTAATGTCAGCCACATTGATACGAGAGTAGTCTGTCCAAGTTGGTGTACCTGCTGGGTCATCTTGTGTAGTAGAAACAAAGGTTATAACGTCAGTATCAGCGAACTGACTTGCCCCACCAAGGTCATCAAACAGGCCAGCACCACTGTCAAACAGACCGCTCTGATCGTCAAACAAACCAGCCGAACTATCGTTCCTAATAGATACAGCACTTACGTACACCCTTGCCCTCTTAACAGAGTTATCCAAAGTTTCAAGGTAGTTGCTAAAGAGGTACTCCCCCTCTGAGTCAGCAGAGGTATAATCTGTGATCCTTAGAGTGCCGCTAACTACCTCTACATTAGTTTTAGCTCCAGAGAACCCTGTGCTATCAGTTAATGTAACTGAGTTAGTAAAAGGTTCAATATCAGCAGGAAGTACGATAGTAGTTGTGTAGTTAATAGAAGCGATACCTGATTTATCGTAAGCCCTAATAGTGTAACTACCAGACTTAGCTGGTGCTGATACTGTAGACGCTGGACGAGGAACTTTGTTTACATAGGTAGTTGAGTTAGCCCATGTTGCTCCAGATAGATCAGGGGAGTGACGAATACGATAGAACGAAAGGTCAAGATCAGGTACAGCGTCCCAATCAAATGTGATGACCGCACCGTTCACTTCGGCTGTAAAGTTAACTACGTCAGCAGGTGGCTCAAGAAGACCAGCAGCATTAACATTACTTAAATACTCAAATTCCCCCTTGATAGCAAAAGTATTAACGGCTCTTGCACGGAAGTCATAACTGCCATCTTCTAAGTCAACAGCCTCAAAGTCCCCAAGCTGTCCTGTACCTAAGCTAATGTACACAGAAGAAGAAGAAAGTTTATACTCAGCTTCTACATAATCTACTCTTTCTGCCGCACCAGACGATACACTAAGAGTTATTATGTTGGTCAACTTCTCTCTGATAATCTGGGTTCTAGCCACAGCAGATAGTCCTACAGAAGGTACATCAAACGGGGATAGTAACTGTGTGTTATCTCGTTCGTACACAATACCGTCATCCACTTCATCAAAGACACTCTCAGCAGTCTCACGTAGGGAAATCTCAGTCTGTAGGTCTAAGCCATCTACTAAACCGAAGGACCACTGGATAACTTCAAACTCTTTGTTAGTCCAACCAAAGCGGCTGTTGGTAACACGCACATTATCTCCTACCTGTAACCCAAGGGTACGAAGGCCATAACTAGCATTAACTGTAAGCTGCTGTCTGTTACGCTCCAAGGAAATTAAGCCTAAACGTCTAGCTGTAACTGAGGTATCAGTAAACGGCAGGTCTACATCAGCTACAGATACCTGTCCTCCATCAGCAGCAACAAAACCTACGTTAGTGACCTCAGGGTAGTCAGTGACCTGCCAGTCGCTCTCTAAGCCCCTGAATGTACCTTTGATAGTGTTAAAGTTATCTCTACGTGAGTGACGTGTACCTACAGATATACCTGAGCGAAGATCGTCCTCGTTAAGGTCCATAACTGGGGCTGTCCAGTAAGCTGCCTTCATACGCCATGCACCCTGAGCATACCACATAGAGCCGCCCATAGCTGTGAGCATAGCTGTGATAGTGTCATAAGGTGTAGCAGCAGTAGTAAAGGAACCATTAGTTGTGTATCTATTAGTGCCAGCGACTGTGTTAGTCTGGTCGCATACGTTAGCTGAGGCGATAACTAAAGCATCATCCACGTTAACTACATCCTCGCCTAGACCGTAGGAATACGAAGTAGTGTCGTTAGAACCTTTGCCCGACGTTAGGTAGTCTCTCATGCACAAAGCTGGATTAGAAGAGAAAGCTACTGCACTTGTACGAGGGTCATAGACCTTCTTACCTCTTAGTGTAGTAGTAAACGTAGGGATACCATTAGGAAAAACATCAGCGTCAAACTTGAGCCTAACGTAGATATAAGCAATCCCACTAAGTGTACATTCGTCGTCCCAGCCATCGAAGCCAGACTCAGCTACTAGATCAGCATCAGCCACTTGGCTAGGGGAACCTGTGTGGGTGTTGATACGTATCTTACCATTGTACTGACTAGGGCTAGTTACGTTACCACTGCCATCTACAGTAGCTAGTTCGTCGTTGATGTAGAAGTTAACAAAGGAATCAATCTCGTGTCCAGCTACAGCAATAACCCTGTGTAGGAACTTATTGTTAGTACCTGTAGCTTCGTCATAGATGATAGCCCCGCCAACTTTAACTTCCCCATAGATAACAGAGTGATCCTGTGCTGGACCTTGTTGGTTAGTTTGATAGCCACGGTTGCCCCCTGTAGTTGGCTTAGGCGACAAAGCTCTAAGTGCAGCACCTAGTACCGTGGAAATAAGGAATTGACCTAGAATAGTAGATGCGAAAGCTGCAAAGAAAGTTGTTCCCACTGCCAAACTCGCAGAGGCTACAGCAGCAACCGTTCCAGCACCTGATAAGATAGCCCCAGTAAAAGCCATTAAGTATCTCCTCTTAAGTATTTAGAATATACGCGCTCAATAGGCTTAAACTTAAGTCTCTCAAGTACCTTATCAAAAGGTTGGTGTACCTTCGTGTTAATAGTTAGGGTAGAAACCCCATCATCCTTTAGACACTTCTCAGCGAACTTAATCAGACGTATCCCAGCGAAACCTTTACGGAAGTCAGGGTGCATATAGATTATGTCATTGGTTGCACAGAGGTGATCCTTGTAGTGAATGTTGTACCCTAAGGTTACTACAAAATAGCCAACCAGTAGTTCTCCATCTCTAGCTGTGAACACCTTAAGTTTACCTTGGTCTTCTAAGCTAAAGTAGGCATCCCAATCTGGGTTCAACTTCATTACATCTTTGTTTAAGGCTATCTCTTCCCAGTGAGCAGCAATCAGAGGTTTAATCTCGTCTTCTACTTGACCTACAAACTCCTGTTGATACTTAATCACTTTTACGACCCCACGAAACTTTCTTGTCCTGTAGGCTCTCAACGAAGTTAAGACCTTTATCATTAGGGTAGACTGACTTCTGATACCCAGAGGTATAACGAGCAACTCTGGCTCTCTCTAAGTCGATCAGTTTGTTTTCTACCTTAAGCTCAATGGTACAACCTTCAACACTATCCTCAATGTTCATCTGATCCATATAACCTGAGAAGATTACGTTAAACCCCGTCTCACCCGTTTGTACAAGTATCTTACTACCGTCTTGCTGTAGTATGTACGCACCGTCTTGCTGAGTGATAGCACCAGATTCACTAAATGTACCAAAGTAAAGGTTACACACACGCCCTTGGTACGGTTCACTAAGGGCTAACGAGAGTACCTCAGTTGGTACTCCAGAAAGAGTTAGGGTAGCTCCCTTAACTGCCATTTCAGCAGTCTCTTCTACAGAAGATATACCAAGCAAGTTCCCAGTGCCGAACCACTCGGTTCCATCAGGTAGTACCAGAGTACCAACTCCAGTCCACATCCGCAGTACATTGTCCCCGTCAAACTTTAGTTCAACAGCAAAGAACGGGTTGACTACATCTTTGTTGATGTTTTCTATGGTATTTGAGGATAGGACTCTTGACATGTTTTAACCTTTAATTATGTGTTACGAAACAATTTATCCATGTCTGCGTGTGGAACTTCTTCTTGCGCCATCAACACACCAATCAGCATATCGTTGCGGCGAATGATGGCCTGCGAACGGACAGATAGACGCAAATTGAAGCGTTCGCCCTCAGGGCGCGAGTTGATTGCCTCAAGCGCAATGCTTGGGATTACGTTGCCCGCCACCCAATCTTCGGCCTCGTCCTCCGTGATCCACTCTTGGCCTGCCGCGATCACTGCAAACTTCTCGCGTGACATTTGCATGGCTGCACGTTCTTGCTCAATCGTCTGTTCTGGTATTGGCTCTGGTATTGGTTCAGGTGGCACAACAAGCCACTCACCGTCAACCCACTTGGCGCGTTCCCCTGTACCTAAAGTTGGAAGCTCTGGTGCCTCAACAGAGTTGCGAGGGAGGTGGTAGACACCTTCTTCAAGCGGACTTTCATCTGCACTTGTAAAACCTACAAAGAA